GCTTGTTGTTGTGCAGCTTGTTCTAATGCGCTGACACCTGCCACACCTGGAGCAAACTTACTAGTATCAAGAGGTACTTGTACTTGATCTCGTAAAGATTCTAGATAATTCTTTTGTGCTTCTTCTATTATTGGTGATGGTCTAGTTATAGTAGTTTGTTCAGCCATTATGCTCTTTTACCCATTTGTTCTAATTGTTTCATACTTTGATACATTCTTTTTGCACCAGTGTTAATGTCTCCACCTCCAGCACCTCTTACAGCGTCAGCTGTGAATACAAATTCGTTTTTGCTAAGTCTAGCAGGCACGTCATCGGCTTTCTCTTTTGCACCGTATGGCATGAAGCCTCCAGTATAGCGCATATCTGCCTCAATTGGAAGACCTCCTAAACCACTTTCTTGTTCCGTGGGCCTTGATCCAAGGGCATAGTTTGTTCTCATCAAACCACCCTGTGCCACTTTAGGTCTAAATGCTGTTGTGTCAAAATCTTCCCACATTTCAGCTGCTTCTTGTTGTAATGCAGCTATTTCAGATGAAGATAACCCTGCATCTTCACCCTCTTCTTCTATTTGTTCTTGTGTTTGTGTCAATGATAAGCCGGCTGCAGCTGCTGCTCCTACTTTAGCATACGATAGTCTACCCGATTCTTTTGATAATAAACTTCCTTCTATCCCATATTTACCACCCATTCCTAATATGCCTTGTGTTGGTTCAACTGCTGATGCTGTAAAACCCATTGTATCTCCTACAGGAGATCTAATAGCATCTCTTCCTGGTGTACCAAACAAGAAAGCTTCTGCTTTATCTCCAAAGGCTCCAAGTTTACCTGACTCTCCAATATTAGGACCACCAAATAATAAACCTCTTAATCCAACTAAATTATCCGCTCCTACATCTTGTCCAATTCTAGTAAATCCTCTTGGAATAAATGCAGCTGGCCCAGCTCTACTTGCATCAAATCTTAAGCCAGGTGCTAAAGATAATGCTGTTGTAATTGGATTGATTCTACCTCTACCCATTCTTAACTGACCACCAATAGATAGTGCAGCAGCCAGTGGTAAACTTGTAGGTGCAACAAAAGGTGCTGCAGCAGTCATAATACCTGCTACTTCTTTAGGAACCACCTTCCTAACTGTTTTTTTGATTG